CAGCAGGCGGTGGTGTGGCGGCGCGAGACGGTGCGTTGGATAAAACCTCGATGGTGCGAACGTCAGAAACAACAGAGCGAATGCTCGCTTCATCGACTTCGCGTTCAACCTGAGCAAAGGCTTGGGCGTGATCGGCAGCTTGGGCAGGCCGCACAACAGGTACAACACCAAAATCTACGTACTCCAATTCATCCTCCAATTCGGCGATGGCAACTTGGGCTGCGTCATCACGCCGAACCCCGGGGGATGGGAAATTGAAGTTGAAGAACGGAGCGACCGGAATGGGTAGTTGATCAGAATCATCGATCTCAGTATAGCGGAGAATCAAGGCAGTTTCGCGTTCAAAATCACGCGGGGGCGGTGGCACGCAAAAAACCAAATCGGAATCATCGAGAACGCGACGTTCAGCGAGTATTTCGATGTTTTCACGATCACGCCCCCACGGCGTCGGCACGACTTGGGGTGCGAAATGTGGCGTGAGATTGATGACAGGCGGTGGGTCGCAAACATGGGCAAGAGTCTCAACAACATTGTTGAGAGCGTCAGAGGCAGCATGAACGACAGTGATACCCAGATTTGCAGCGACCGGACCAGCGACATTGACGAGTTGGCGTGCACTGTGAGCGGCAATCTTCGCAGTTGCAACCGTGAACTTGGCGCACAATTCTGCAGGCAACGGTCGCAAATTAGCAGTGCTGATGTCCCATCGATGGCGCGGGACATAAGGATCATAGTCCGTGTCACCATCCGCATGTGTCATGAAGAGGAAGTCATAAAGCTTGGCACGAGCCCGTTTGTCCAAAGGTCCATATTTGCGGTTGATTTGACCGGAAAGAACGTCGGCCACATATTGATACGCGCGTTGGGTGAAATTGCCTTGGCGTGCGCGGCGTTCACGTTCGAACGTAACCAATTGACGCATGCAGTTATCGTAGTCAAAACTGGCACGCGAATGATGGATGAGTGCGTGTGCCACAAGGCTGTAAAACTGCGTTGTGTCAACGTCCCAACGTTCTTCAATCACCTGTTCACCAATTCGTACTTCACCAAGAAGACCGCGGAGTTTCTGCGCCATGATCTGGAACGTCAAATCTTCATACCGCAAAGTTGCGGCAAAAGAAACCAAAGCCCGCCAACGGCGCATAGGCACAGTGAAAAAATGGTCGTTATCAGTGCGTGCAAATGAAGAGCGCAATGTGGGCAATAAGAGGAAAGGTTCACCAAGACACCATGAAGTAGGTGTGGCTTCTTGGAAACCGGGGGAGACGTTGACTTCGAGAAGAAAGCATGAACCGACGTGAGAAAGCTCTTCAACCTGAACATGATACCCGGGCAAAATTGCACGGGGCATCAGCCATGTGAGGAGTTTCGACATGTCGTGGACGTAACCAGCAGAAAGACCACCACCAAAAGTGACCTGCACATTGCCATCGATAACTTGATAATGCATGTCCAAACAGTCATCGTAGTACTCATCAAGACGTCGATCCAACAAAGGGATTGGCAAATGCATTGCGACGTATGCGGTGTGAGAACCGCGCGAAGCCATGGCAGAGACAAAATCAGAGAAGGCAATGTCATGCGTTGAGAACATCGCAACGAACACAGGCACCTTGTCAAAACCATGACGGCAATCCTCCAGCTTGGACGGGCAGCGGACAACATTCGCGAAATCGCGGACGTCCTGTGATGGAGAAAGATCATGTCGAAAATAGTCACGACCGGAGAGAATGGGCGCAGCGTTGTGAACGACATCATTGATGCGTGAGACCTGAACGGGAGACAGACCGACACCGAAAACGGGTGAACAATCGCGAGCCAACTTTGCCGAAATAAGCGCATGCATCGCAAAGCGTGCCGAAGCAGCAGCGCCATGCGGGTGAGTGAAGCGTGCACGAGTGACAGCCAAAGCAGGGAAGGCTTCGCCAAATTGTCGGAAGACAGATTCAGGAACATTGCTCGGCAGGTGCAAGTAAGGAGCGTCCTCAAAATTGAGGTTGCGTTCCGCGATTGCCACGGCAGAATTAGCGATGGCACCGTTGACGCGCCCTTGTTCTTCAACGCGCAAGAGTTTCTGCGCCGTAATGTGCCAAGATGTCAAACCAATACGGTCACGACCGCGCGGAACCATCGGTGCGTTGAGCGCAACACGTAGAGCGGCGTCTTCGAAGACCACATCGTCAATATGGTCGATGACTTTAGGAGATGCAATGTACTTGGTGCGATTGTCGTGTCGATCATCGTGGTGCTGATTCAGCACAAAAAAGATGCGAAGCAATGAATGCGCCCAAAGAGCACCACTCGCAATGTGCGCGGCAATATTGCCGAGTTCAAACGCCAAACCCGTTGCCTGATTTGCCAACGACGGCAGCACACGCGACAAGTATTCAAAGACCGACGCAAGTTCCGGATGAAAAGGCAACCAATCTGGCAATAAGGAAAAGTCAATTGACCAAGGCGGGTGCGAAACGTCAACAGGCGGTGAACCAATCGGAAGCGGGTCGAGTGACAAAGCGTGGACGGGTTGTTCAGGTATTTCGGCCGCAACGTGCTTGACGAGAGCGGCGGCGCCAGCACGCAAACCTTCAGCCGATAGAGCAAGTGCACCAATAGGATCCGCAGCGATGCTTGTGATATAAGCGCGTTCAGATTCATGGCCAACTAGAAAGATTTGACCGGGCTCACATTCACGCAACGTCTTGACGAAATCATCAAGACCAGTGAACGGGCAAGAATTACGCGCGTGTTTCGGAAGGCCCTTCTGGAAACAGGGGCAATCGGATTGAGTTTTCCGGGAACACGCGACAACGTGGAAGTCAAGATCCGCCTGGCGTGACCAAAACACCAAGTAGTCAGACAGACGTTCGTCGCACATATTGACGAAATAGACAATGCGTTCAACGAGTTCAGTAGTAGTCATCTCCCAATCGGACGGCTCCTTTATCGTCGGCAAAGCCTTCCAGCAGTCACCGGGTCCACCGACGCGACGCGCAGGTGGGGCATTGATCGTGACACCATTGACGCGGATGATCTCATTGAAAAGCACGTCGAAATCGACAGCTTTGATATCCGGGTATGCAAGATCAGGGGCGCTGCGCTTGGCATAAAAAAGGAGTGCGCGTCTTTCACGTGCGTTGCGAGTCGTGTAAGTGATGGTGACAGTCTCGAGAGGGCCGAGAGAAAAGGGTTCAACCAAGATGCGCTCGAATTGATAACCAGCGAAAGCCAAGAATTCACAAGAAGCGAGAGCATGCAGATCAAAGTCAAACGTGGGAGCAACAAAAGATTCGGCGTCGGGGAGATGAGTCAAGCATTCAACATTGAATGGTTTTGCGTCGAGAAAATTGCTGCGTGCGAGAAACTGAAGCGCAAGAAAACCCGGGTCAAGATTGACATCACGGAGAGCGTCAGTCACGGTGAGCAATTGTGTTGTGGACGCCTCAGCAAACCAAAGGATCTGCGCTAGTTCGCGTTCTGGAGTCCAGGAATGCCATTCAGAAGAAGATTGAAGAGCGGCAAAGTTGCGCGCTGCATCAAGTTGACAGGTTTGAAGAATCGCTGCCGGTGAGAGCCGTGCTTCCGAACGATGGGAAGCGGTTCCAAGAGCAATGCCACAAGCCCGCCTGAGTTCAACCAGGGCGTGCGAAAAATCAATGTTAGAATGGACAGAAGCGCGGCCGAAACGTTGGGAGAGATCCCAATGTAGCGCAGTTGCAAGAGACCACCGAATATCGACAGCTCGTTTCTCTTCAGCGTCTTCCAGCTGCGGAACGAGTGCCAACAATTCAGCACGTTGATGGCGGTGGCGGTCGTATGCACTTTGTCCATGATACTTGATCGCTTGATAGGCATTATGCCAGCCCATGAACTCGGGCGGGATAGAGAAAGAGGCGTAATCAGAAATAGCGGAAATGTTCGGGGTTACGATTCAAAATTTATGAACCACTCCTTAGAGTGGTA